AATGCTTGAGCTTGTAGCATAACCTTCCTTCTGGTTCGGGGTGGCGGGCATTCCTTTGTCCATAGTAGCCCGCCGCCCCTTTACCAGACTGACACCATGTCTCTTACATTATCAACTAAACTCGAAGCCGTTAATGAGATATTAGGGGCCATTGGTGAAGCACCAGTAAACACACTGAATGCGGGATCAGGTAAACCCATTCAAGCAGTACAGGCAGAAACACTGCTCGATAACACCAGTAGGGAAATACAATCAAAGGGGTGGCACTTCAATAGCGAGAAAAAATACACGCTAACCAGGGCAAACGACAACACGATCACCGTGCCGAGCAACACGCTCCAGGTGGACACGGAGGTAAATAAGTATATCGACATTGATATCGTGCAGCGTGGCACAAGCCTGTACGACAGAAAGAACCATCGTAGTACCTTTACGCAGGATTTGGAAGTAGACATCGTATTCCTGCTAGACTTTACAGAACTGCCAGAACAATTCAGGCAATGGATTACTATACGTGCAGCACGTAAGATGGCAGCAAGATTCGTCGGAAGTGGCGAGATTGAAGTCTTTACGTTGCGGGATGAAATGGAAGCGAAGGCAATGGCAAGACGCAGTAATGCCAAGAATGCTGACCACACAATATTTGACAACGAACTGTCCACCATTACGCTTCGCAGATAATGCCACTTGTAAACACCAGCATACCCAATCTGGCACAAGGTGTATCACAGCAACCTGATAACCTTAGATTTGCTGGACAACATGAGGCACAGGAGAATATGCTCAGTAGCGTGGTCGATGGATTACGCAAAAGACCATTCACTGAATTTGTTGGGGAACTAGGTAGTGATCGTGATATACACCCAGACAGCTTTGTGTACCTAATAAATAGGGACGCAAGCAATCGGCATGTGCTAGTTATCGAACCAAGTGGAGAGAGTCAGAACCCGAAGATATACGATACCGCAGATGGTAGTAGTGTAAACCTGTATGATGCTTCTACTGGAACCAGCACCACAGGTATCAACCCAAGCTACTTGCAAGACACGAATCCAAGGGAGAACCTGCGAGCCTTAACAATAGCAGATACTACATTCATCCTGAACAAGACGCAAACGATCAGTGCGTTGGGGACGAATAGTGATTCTCAAGTCAAGAAGGCAGTGGTGTTCGTAAAGCAAGGTGCATACGCTACAGATTATAGTGTTGATATTGAGGTTGATGGAGAAATTAAATACTCCAGATATAAATCAGGAGATGGAATAAGCAATGGCGTATCTGAAGTGAATACCGTTGCCGTTTCATCACATCTAAAAGGATATGCAGCAAAGGCAGAAGGTGCTATTTCTGAAGTTATTGCCCAAGGAATAGATGCGGCGATAAATGACTCTTCTCATACAGGGATAAGAACTACATTGGCACAATTAAGTGGCGTAGAGACATCAAACTATGTTAATGCCACAAACGCTAGTGCAATATTGATTGAATACACTGGAGTAAATAGTTTTAATCTAAAAGTACATGATGGTATTGCCGATCAAGGACTAGGATTGATTTATGATGAGGTAGATAGTATTACGGATCTTCCTCAAAAGTGCTTTGCAGGTATTAAGGTAAAAATAAAAGGTAGCACTGAAACAGCACAAGATGACTATTATGTAGAATTTCAAACAAAAGAAGGTGCTGAGTTTGATGGTACTATAAAAGAAGTTCAATTATACTATAAAGGAGCGGGATATACTGATAACACTGGCTACGCTCTCGGAATCACTGGTGATGGCACAGGTGCAACAGGTACTTTTGATGTCGTATCAGGAAAGGTAGAGAATATTGTCATAACAAATGCAGGTACGGGATATACTTATCGACCTGATTTAGATTTCTCAGCAGCAGGAGGATCGACTCAAGCAGAAGCGTATGCTATATTGCAGCCATATGGAGAAGGTTCATGGGTAGAGACGATTGCACCAGACACACCTACGGCACTTACGGCAACGGATATGCCTTACAAGCTGCTGCCACAACCAGCAGGGCAAATCAAAGACCTAACAATCGCAGCAGTTGGCAGTGGTTATTCGGACGGGAATCTAATTTTTACAGGTGGTACTCCCACAACGGAAGCGACAGGCACATACACAGTAACCGCAGGCGAGGTTACCAGTGTGACTATCACAAACTACGGCAGTGGATACACTTCTGCACCAACCATAAGCTTTAGTGCTGGTGGTAGTGGTGCATCTGTGACAGCAACAATAACTGATGGCAGTGAATACTACATCAACACCAACACTTGGGGAACCCGTCTTGTAGGTGATACGGAAACCAACCCAGACCCAAGCTTTGTAAGCACGGCAATTGAAACAAGGACTATCGAGAATATCTTCTTCTGGAAAAACAGACTTGGATTCCTCAGTGGTCAAAATATTATCTTCTCGGAAGCGGATGAATACTATAACTTCTTCCGCACCACAGTCTTACAGCTACTCGACTCCGCACCGATTGATGTGGGTATCTCCCATACGAAGGTCAGTAACCTCAAGCACGTTTCCACATTCCAAGAGAAGTTGATTGTGTTTAGTGATGAGACGCAGTTCGTTATCAAAGGTAATGAACTACTGACACCTAAGACAATCAACGTCACGCCGACAACGGAATACACGGCACTTGCTGGAGTGGAGCCATTGACGCAGGGTAACTTTATCTACTTCCCATTTCCACGTAACAGCTACAACGGAGTCAATGAGTACGCTATTGATCTAAACACCGACACATTCAGGGGTGAGGAGATTACAGGACAAGTGCCTAAGTATATCCCCGCCAATATTAAGCAGTTAGTTGGATCACCAACAGAGGACATCATAGTAGCCACCACAAGCAACGGTAGCGGCACTACCGACCTCTACGTATATAAATACTTCTGGCGTGGCAATGAGAGGGTACAGAGTGCTTGGAGCAAGTTCACATTCCAAGACGATATAGTACATGCTTTTTTTATTGAAAGCGACCTGTACTTGGTAACGGAAGACGGTACGAATACACACCTTGAGAAAATGTCTTTGGAGAGTGGGCTTGTAGACACTGGAGAATCTTACGCAATCCATTTAGATAAAAGACGTGCAGTGTCGGGCCTCTCTCCATCTTATGATGCTGGCACTGACAAGACCACGATTGATGCAGGGTATCCGATTACTAATGCGGAAGTGTGGTCACAGGGGGGAACCAAGGCAACGAAAGATGCTAGCAGTTCAGGCAACACCATCGTAGTCAATGGTGACTACACACAGGAACCAACATTAGACTTCAGTGCATCATCGGGAGGTAGTGGAGCTTCTGGTACAATTAGCTATGATTCCGATGGAACGATCACAGGTATTGCAGTAGCAGCAGGAGGTGGTTCTTACACTAATGGCACAGGCTTTACTCTTACAATCACAGGCGGCAATCCTACTACCGCAGCAACCGCAACCTTTGATGTCTCAGGTAATGCAGTTACGGCAATCACTGTAACCAATGGAGGTGCAGGATACCAACGGGAAGCATACGTAGGAATACCGTACACAGGCTCAGTTACTCTTACTCGTCCTACAGTAAAGCAATCAGCAGATGGCAATGGTAGATCCGTATCAGGATACTCTCACCAGATTGTACGTAACGGCTCAATCGAATACGCCAACACTGGACACTTCAAAGTAAGCGTTGCTACCAAATTCCGCAGCAGTTACGAACACATCTTTAACGCAAACATACTCGGAGCAAACACACTACTTGGACAACTCGTGTTGCAAGATGGTACATTCCAGTTTCCAGTATATTCCAATGTGAACGACATTACTATTACCATCACTAGCGAATCTGCTTTACCAATACAGTTACTTGCGACAGAGTTTGAAAGCACAGTCGCCTCACGAAGCAGGAGGATTGCAACATGATCGTTACCGAATACCCGAATTGCAGCATAAGCCTGATGGAAGAGTCGGACATAACCGAGTTGGCAGAGAACCTACGCAACCAGGATGTCATTGAGATTTCAGGACTAGGAGCCACAAATGAATTTGCATGCCAGCAGTCCTACCTAAACTCAAACAAGAAGTTTACGGTACGCTTGAATAACAACAAGCTTGTTGCTTGCTTTGGTGTTGGCTCAGTAACCGACGACATTGGTATGATCTGGATGCTAGGCACTAAGTACATGAAGAACATTAAGCAAGTCCTACTAAGGCATGGCAGGGATTGGGTGACGCATTTAATGATAGGGTATGACTTTGTTTACAATGTGGTACACTTAGCCAACACTGTGAGCATTCGTTGGCTCAAGTGGCTTGGTGCAAAGTTCTTAGACAATCCAGCACCAGAAGGGTATCAATACTTTAGATTAGGAGGGGATGCGTAATGTGTTGGTTCGCAGCATTAGGTGCATTAGCAACAGGAACATCTACCGCAGGAGCAAGTGCGGCTCTTGCAGCAACACAAACCGCAGTCGGTGCATCACTAACCGCCTCGATAGGATCAGCCGCAGCAGGTATTATCGGGCAAACACAGCAAGCTCGCCAGCAACGTAAGTACCAAGCCGCAGCCTCGGAAGCAGAGCAAGTACGCTTACAACAGCAACTCCAGGCAATGCGTGTAAAGCAAGACCAGGAAATGCAAGCAAGGCAGAGTGAACTATTTGCAATCCAGCAACGTGCAAGGGCAAGTGTAGCTAGAGCAACGGTAGCTTCTGGAGAGGCTGGAGTATCAGGAAGCAGTGTTGATTTACTACTTGATGACTACTACAGGCAGATGGGTAATTACCAGTATGCACTTACAAGGGAGCAAGGGTTCCAAGATGTAGCTTATGGATTCCAGACTCAAAGTGCGATTACTGGCAGTCAGCAAACGCAGATCGGAATTAACCGACCCGTCAATGCACCAAGCTTCCTTGAGGCAGTAACTTCAATAGGTGCTTCTATACCACAAGGTATGGCACAAGGAATCACTATAGCACAAGCAAGGGGAGGTTCTATAACCAATACACCAAGTACAGCTAATACTACTGATTTTATCTAAGGGATCACTCACCTAATGGCACAGAGAAGAATATTTCAAGCAAGCAGGGAAGAAGTAAGCGACCTTCCTGTACGAGGATTAAGTCCAGCCAATGTTGTAGGAGGTCAGTACAGGGTGGCAGTACAGCAAGCACCTGAGAGCGGTTACACTAAACTTGCCCGATCATTGAGCAATGTCAGTGCAGGACTGCAAGCATACGCAAAGGCAGGGGAAACTGTGTCTGAGATGTATGAGCAGGAGTTGCAAGGCATGACCCTAGAGCAGATCAAGGCAGAGCAAGCCAAGATGCAGAAACGCCTTGATGGTGCGGAACGTAAAGGAATACTGTCATTCTTTGGCAATCCCCTGAATTGGGAGCGTAACGAAAAGGCATTAGGAAAGCGATATGCACAGTTATTGCATGATGATACGGTTTCCAGCAAGGGCAGGTTTTATAGCCCGAAGACAGGAGACGACCGACTGCCAGTTAGTGATATTTTACAGGACGAACGCAACCGCTGGTTGACTAATAATATTGAGTTGATGCAGAACCCTATCATGCTTCAGGCGTTTGAGGGTGAGTGGCAGCAACGGTCACGGATGCTGGAGCAAAGATTTAACGACCAGAAGCGTAAACAGTTCTTAGAAAATAACACAAGATCTAGCACTACGAGTATCGTTTCTGCATTTATTGGGGCAGAAGATTCATTGGACGAGAATGGGGAAATTGTTTTAGATGAGACACAGCAGGAGTTAATCACCCAAGCTTGGTCAGATATGAATGGCTTGTCAGTCAACGACCAACTCAAAGTTATACAAACTTCCGCAAAGATGTTAGCGTATGAGAGTCCAGCACTTGCACATAAGTTTCTAGAATATATGGAGGGACAGACTGTAGGAGGGGCCACATACTCAACATACAGTGCTGATATTATTGCAGCAAGGGAGATTATTGAGCGTATTGAAAAGCAAGATCAGCAAGATAGTATTGACGAGCATGTAGAGCAAAAGAAGAAAAGCCGAGCATTGGCAGATGTATCAATCGCTGACTATACCACAGGTGTTTCTATCCTAACAAGTGGTCGCCCATTTAAGTGGAATGGGAATACATACGAGAACACCACCGAGTTTCGCAATGACTTTAGGGTGTTTGCACAAAATGGTGCAGGTAAAGGGGATCGGTTGGCATCAAAGATGATACTTGATGACATGGAGTCCGTTCGTGATTTAAGTCCTAGCAGTCAAGCAAGAGCATTTATCGAAAGGAACGGTGACTCTGAGCAGATAATCAACAACCAAAGATCTGTGCTGAATGCGTACCTAGAATCACTAAATGAAGATGAACAACTCGATCAAAGGGCTTCTTCTGATTTGCTTTTAGAATTTGGGGAGGCATTGCTTGTAAAGCAAACCGAGTTATCTCATGCACTTGCAACTAATGATCCTACTGCTGAGTACTTTGGGGACGATGAAACAAGGGAAAGAATCTATGCTCAGGATCCATTTAGTAAAGCCACTACATACAAGCGTGTGTTTAATGAGCAAGCTAAAATCCTATTAGATGACTTCCGATTAAAAGCTGATAATCTTCGTTCTGCAACTGACAAAATCAAAGAGGATAGGGATACACAGGAAATTGAACCAAAGAAGGAGGAGTTGCGTCCTGTAAAGATTGGCAATAAGAAAGGCATAGATCGTGTTAGTGCGATGGAGGCAAACCTTAAAGCAATTATTTATGGCGATGAGAATGTAGCATCGAAAGCGGCAGACATTCTTTGGACAGACTACGATACCGAAGATATTCGCAATATCGCCAATGGTACAACCAAATGGAAAAAACAACCATCTTTAAGAACTTATGTAGGAACACAAGGCCCGTATGATGTAGAATTGGGAGGAGAAGAGTACACTGACGATGAACGTGCGGCATTTGAGAAGTTCTACCTCAAGGTCAAGGCACTAGATGGTGCATTCACTGACCTTCACTTGATGAAAGAAACATCTACCAAAGGTGTCTACATGGATACTGAACAGCTTGGCGGCTCGAAAACACGCACAAATTACGAAGTGGATGCAAGTAAGCTTAATATTTCCGTACACAGAATCCTAACAAGGGAAGAGGTGGAGCGTGGCGACCCCAATCAGGAGTCTGTTAAGATCAAGGCAGCTCGTCTTGGTGAGAATGGCGTGCCACCTGCTCAACTTATTCAGGAGCAAAAGCTTTTGTATGAAAAACTGAAACCTTTATTTGATAGAATAGATAACCGATAATGGCTAACGATCCTTTACAGAGTCAAGTTGATGACCCTAATATCTTTGTTGATGTATTAGCCGCACCATTCAGAGGTGTTGAGGGTGCATTGCAAAACACATGGGGGTTAGCCGACTTCCTTACAGGGGATATTCTGCCTGATTGGGACACTAGATTACTAGGTACAAGTGAGACTTTTGCAGGTGGCATGGTTGAGGGAGCATCACAATTCCTGACAGGATTCATCCCGATCATGGGACAAGCCAGCAAGATTGGAGCATTAGGGAAATCAGGTACAATACTTAGGAAACTTTCTGAGAGTCAGATTGCCCGAAGTGCAGCAGCAGGTATAGTTACTGACTTCACTGTCTTTAATGAGCAGGAGCAACGGTTATCCAACTTAATCCAACAGTTCCCAGATCTACAAAACCCTGTCACTGAGTTCCTTGCAGCAGACGAAGATGATGGATTGATCGAAGGCAGGCTTAAAAACGCATTAGAAGGGTTAGGGTTAGGTGTTGCTGTTGATCTCATGTTTCGTGGAATTAAGGGCATACGTGCGGGACGCAAAGCAAAGGCAAATGGCAGCACACCTGATGATGTGATTGAACAAATGGCAATGCCACTCAGCAGGTCAGACCAAGTGCAACCTGGTGGTGTTGTCCAGATTGATGAAACTGTATTTAGGTCAGAAGCAGAAGAGGTATTTAAGGAGTTAGAATTTACACAAGAAAAGACTCTCGAAGAGGAAGTTGATGATTTGTACCAAACCTATCAGGATAGGTATAAGCCTAATGCAGAAGCCACTCAAAAAGGAACGCCTAAGAAGGAAAAGAAACCTCAAGCTGAATCAGAAACCTTCGAGTATAACTTAAAGGAAGGTAGCGAGATAAAGTTCACTAGCGAGGAGGCTAGAAAGAAAGCAGATGAATATACAGACTCTTTAGTAGCCCAACTTTACCAAGGGGATTCAGGCTTTCAGGGTGACATCGGTAGGGGTGGCGACCAAATGGGTATCTTTCGTTCTGAAGTCGATGATATGGGGGCATTACGTATGCTCTATGATAAGATCAAGCGGCAAGAAAGGATTAAACCAGAGTCAACAACAAAAGCGGACGTAGACTTTAGTAAAGCACAGGCAGATGAGTATGAGAAACTACGTGCAACCATGTCACCAGAAGCTCGTAGGGCATGGGATGATTTATGGTTAAAGAAAGCAGATAGCGAGATTGAAAAGGCAGACCAGTATATCTCTTTTGCACGTAGCTTTCGACTAATCCTTAGCAATAAGGTCAAGTCAATGGTCAAGGTTGCACAGGATTTTAATATCTCTGACGTTGAGCGTAAGGCACAAATTGCAGCATGGGCCGATAATATCTACAACTTCCAAGCAAGAGAGCAAATGCTTGCCCGACAAATGGGTAGAGGTTTACGTGATGTGCAATTCTTTCGTGCTGGTAAACCACTCAAGGCTACGCCTATTGAGGAGTTGCGTACTGGAGGCAGGGAATTTAGCGAAGCATGGTTGCGTAATCGTCGCAAGGAATGGATTGATAAGATTGTTGCCATTATAGACCAAGGTGGATCAGAGGAGGATATTATCCGTAAGGTACTAGGCATTACCGAGAAGACAAAAGGTGGCAAATGGGATATGGCTAAGGAGTATTGGATTAACAACTTGCTCTCTGGTATCCCTACTCAAATGGTCAATATTCTTGGTGGTGGCTTAACAACACTACTGGACACTGCTGAACAATCCATAGGTGCTTTAATGTCTGGTCGTCCAGATGTCGCAAAAGCGGCACTCAAAAGCACATTCACTATGGATGCGTGGCGAGAAGCATGGAAATGGGGCAAGCAATCACTTAAAGAAGATCAGCAATTCCTTATGCCACAGGCTAATGCTGCGTTAGACTTGCGACCAAAGGCAGCCATTACCTCCGAGTCGGTAGCAAGGGAGTTCCCTGTACTTGACCCTATACTTGGTGTCGATAAGCCGTTTTATGATACATTCAACAAGATCGCAAATGTAATGCGTTGGCCTAGTCGTGGACTTTCTGGTGCTGATGAATTTTTCAAGCAACTAAATGCAAGGCGAGCTGCAAAATACAAAGCATCACTTGAGGGTATAGAGGCTGGAATTGTAGATCCTAAGAAGCTTGCCGAGTACGTAAACAAGAAGATTGAGAAGGTTATCACAGAAGGTGGAGAACTTTACAGTCAACACACGGTAGCTAAGAAGGCATTCCTCAAGGCTAGGCAACGTGAGTTATCGGATGAGGCTACAATAGCTTACGTCAACAAATACGTAAAAGAAAACTTTGACCCGAATGCAAGTGCGTTGGCAAGGTACGCAAAGGATGTTGCAGAGGAAATGACATTCACTAAGGACTTTGAATCTAATACATTGACTGGCGACCTAATGGCGATGGTGCAAAGAAATCCAGTAATGTCATTTGTGATACCATTCATTCGCACACCTGCACGTATTCTTGAGTATGCGACAAGGCGTACATTTGTAGGTATGTTTATGAAGCGGGATGGACTAAGCTTGCTGGATGAACTTCGTAGTACCGACCCAAGAATCAAAGCAGCAGCACTCGGTAGGGTTACGACTACTGCAACAGCAATGGCATCAGTATTTCCAGTTCTTTCGTTCTTTAGTGATCGGTTTACTGGTGGAGGCCCAACAGATCCAGATAAGCGGAAGAGACTTGAAGAGGCAGGTTGGCAACCATACAGTTTCAAATTACCAGAAGCAGCAGGAGGTGGTTATCTTGCATTCAATAGGCTTGATCCACTTGGTACTATTATCGGTGTTTATGCTGATATTAACGACCTGACAAGGGAAGGTGTTGAGGTTAATCAGGAACCAATAGAGTGGCTAGGTATGGCACTTCTTACATCCTTGGTTCGGAATATCACCAACAAATCCTATCTTGCAGGTATTGAGCAATTTACAGAAGCAATCTCCGATGAATCAGGTAGAGGCATTACTAGGTTTGCAGCAAACTTAGCCACAGGGTTTGTTCCGTTCTCTGGACTTGCCCGATCAGGTTTACAAAACATTTCTGGTGCTATCATGGACGAGAACTCTGCTAAGGAGTTGCGTAATATTGGTGATCGTCTTAGGCAGTTTGATCCACTTGGTTCTGGATTTAAGCTCGATCCACGCAGGAACCTTATCGGAGAGGAGAAGGAGATTGAAGGAGTATTTGGTACTAGGGCTACAAATGCGATCAATCCACTACGTTACAAGTCAGGCAAAAACGATGAGGTGTTGGATGAAATTGCAAACCTAGATCATTCATTTTCTACACCATCACCTAACTATAGAGGCTTGATTAACCTTACAGAGTACACGAACAACAAAGGACAGTCGGCACATGACCGAAGGCTTGAGTTGATGGGTACTGTAAAGATTAAAGGCAAGACATTAAGAGAGTCATTGCAAACACTGATCCGATCTAGGGAATACCAAAAGCATTCACCAAGAAGTGAACCAGGATTACCATCGCCACGCATTCGCATGATAAATACCATACTGTCCCGCTATCGTGCTGAAGGCTTAGAGAGGACACTGAAAGAGTATCCTGAACTCAATGATTTTTACAAACAATACCGAGAAGTACAACGTCAACAACGACAAGGTGCAGAACTCGACAACTTAATACAGACACTTAACTTCTAACTATCATGGCAATATTCATAGACTACACAGGCGACGGTACAAGGACTGACTTCCCTTTCAGTTTCCCGTATTTACAGGAATCACACGTCATCCTTGACATCGACGGAGTGCAGTACGACACATCCAGTACAGGCGGAACATATACATTTACCATTGAGTCAGGCCCACTTGTTAGAGTAACACCTGCACCTGCAAATAATGCGGTCATTCGCATATACCGCAACTCAAGAGGATTGAATAATGCTGACCTCGATGCCTTGTATGACTTTACGGACGGTTCTGTCGTTACCGAGGATCAGCTTGATGGGATCTACTTACACAATCTGTACTTAGCACAGGAAAGCACTCAGGAAAAGATTAACAGCATCGGAGCAGCAGCAGGGAGTGTATTGATTTACGATGCCACTAATAAGAATTGGAAAGTGTTGCCACTAAACCTACAGTATGACGCTACGAATGATACGGTAGGTATTGGTGGTGCGGCAGCAACTGACTACAAACACAAACTACATGGTGATCTGCTTGTTGAGCAAACGGGAACTGCCAATGGTGCTGTTGTGACTATTCAAAATACCGATGCCACAAATGACGATGCTGTGCTGATTCTAGCATCACAAGATCCAAAAGTACAGCACTATGATACAAACGGATCAACTGATAAGAAATATTTCTTAACAAAGTACGGTGATGGAACTTTAACTTTCATTGCACAAAATGATGCAGGTACGGAAAAGACAAACATCCCGCTAAGGTTGGTAGAGAATGGCTCAACTATTCTTGGAGGTGAGTCATCTGATGGAGCAATTGGTGGTTATACTCATACAATCTATGGTGACATTATCATGCAAGATGATAGTACTGAGGCTACACTTACCGTACAGAATACAAATGCAGGGGAGTATGCCGCAGTATTGCGGTTGATTGCAGATGCCCCTACAGTAGTTTGGAACGACGATGGTGGAGCGACAGACCAGAAATTTTTACATGCTGGCTTTGGAACGGGATCTTTGGATTTTACTTTCTACAGTGATGCAGGTTCAGCTTATGCCACTCCACTCCAATTGACGACTAATGGATCTACGGCTGGAGTTAAGCTTAATGCACTACCTACGTCAGACCCTGCTGTAGCTGGGCAGTTATGGCGTGATGGCACAGATCTTAAAGTAAGCCTAGGATAATGAGCAATAACCGAAAAAAACTAGAAGAACTCCACACCGTAATCTGTGAGAGTCTTACGGAATCCATCCAACTCATGAAGGGCATGGAACCCAAAGACCGTAATGCAGCACTCTACAATGCCGCTATCGGACTACTCAAGAATAGTGGAGTGAAGGCAGACGTGGAAGATGACAACAGTGCAGCAAGGGAACTACTGAAGTCACTACCATTCCCGACACAGGAAGAGAGAGAGCAGGACCAGGCATTCGGATAAGTGAACGTAGCACCAGAACTGAAGGACTTTAAAAATTTTCTGTGTCTTATTTGGAGGCACTTGTTGCTACCTGACCCTACGCCGATCCAGTATGATATTGCCGACTTCATGCAGAACGGGCCTAAACGTTCGGTAGTAGAAGCGTTCAGAGGCATAGGGAAATCCTGGATATGTTCTGCATTCGTAGTACACCAACTGTACCTTGATCCATCGAAGAACATCCTGGTTGTATCAGCATCAAAGACACGGTCTGACG